CACTCCTTGACGAGAAGGCGCTTGAGGTCTTCCGGAAGATTGAGGCAGACCCCGAAATTATCAGGGAGTATGTCGAAAAGCCGGACAGATTAGAGGCGGAGGACCCGAAGAAGCTGCAAAGGAAGATCGCGAAGATCGAGGAGAAGATCGGACGACTCGCGTCCACCTTGGCAACGGCAGAGGGCTCAACAGCGTCGAAGTATATCATCAAAGAGATGGAGAGCCTTGATAGCCAGATGAGGGAATTACAGCATAAAAAAGCAGAAATAGACCTTGAAAATCGCAAAAATACAAAAAATCTGCAAATTTCGGAAGAAAAAACAAAGAAAATAGGTATATTGATGCACGGACTCGATGATTTCACGCCGGATGAGAGGAATGAGATCGTCCGCTCTGTCGTGAAAAAATGCACCTGGGACGGCAAGACTCTTTTTATTATGCTCTGATATTCGCCTTTTTATAATGCACCTATCACCCCTCATTATAAGAAAGCGAATTTATATCAAGGCCTTGGTTCGAGAAGATATGAGAAAAAAGGGTGCAGCCCCGCTACCGGTATCGGTCCAGTAGCGGGGCCGCTATGAAAGGAGAATAAGAGGGACTCCTTGCGGCAGAACGACAGTAGAGCCCTGCCGCGTGAATCATCATCTCAATCCATAGAATCTTATTCCTTCACCCGTCCATCCGACGGAGACGAGGTTGTAATATTCCTGAAGATTTGCTGCAAAAAGATGATCGCCGGTGCCAGGATTGTAAATCCTATAGATCGGCACAATGGGAAGGTCTGTCGGTGCGCATGAATAGAAGGCTATGCCTTCCTCTTTCCAGCCGCTCTCGACAAGGACTTTCTTTTCGTTTTCGAGAGCGTACATGTGCCATCCGGCTGAGTTGATGAGCCTATATACGGGCGCGCCACTCTCCTTCGGAGCGATCCAGGCAGAGCCTTCAAAAGACCACCCCGCATCTATGAGCGCATTGCCTTCACCGACAGATTCAGTATAGAAGTGCTCGCCCGTAGTGGGATTGTAGAGCCGATAGACATGATTCCCGTCAGCGGGCTCCTCATCCGGTATATGCTCCGGTATTGGCGCGGGTGCCACTTCTTCATAAATCGGTCTGCCGTAGCCCCTTATGTAGCTTGCGCCGACTCGGAGCGTCCTTCTGCGGACAGCATCATTGTTGTTGCCCTCAATGGCAATGATATTCGTACCATCACAAGTCTCAACAACTCCCACGTGATCGGCGTGACCGTCGCCCTGCCAGTCATAGAATATTATGTCACCGCTCTCCGGCGCGTAGGCGTTGCCGTTTACATACCGGCCCTGCTGCCGGTAGAGACCGATCATCTCTTCACAACCGCATTCAAGAGGGGTTGTCTCGCCGCCTCCTGCTTCTATCACAGCCGCCGAGACACAGGTGGCGCACCAAGCGTCAGAGTATGTTACCCTGTATCCTCTGGGTCTGTGTCCGTAAGCATCAAAATAGGCGTTGTATTTGTCGATGATAAAGTGATGATCCGGCTCATGAACGCCGAGCCAGCTGCGGAGTATATCAAGTAGCCTGTCTTTTTTCATTTCAGCTTTCCTCCTTATTCCAGAGAGAAACATTATCTTCCTTGCCCTTCTTGCTGTAATTCACTGAAGATATCCCTATAAGTGCCCCGATCAGGGTTGCCACTGCAGCTATGGTGCCGGTCACGACTTCCACTCCGGGGATCTTATAGAGGGTGAAGATTGTTGTCAAAAAAGCGATGATCGCGGGCGACGCGATGAGGCACGCCCATTTCAGAATGTCATAGAGTTTGTTCGGTAGTTTCATGCTATACCTCCTTTATAGAAAATCATTCTTTTGTAATCTGATCTCGTAATTCTGCTTGATGTTCTTTTCTGCTATAAGCGTCCTATTGTTTGGAAAATCGGGATTGCTCTTGCAGTACTTATCGTACACATCAATATCGGCCAGAACGTCATCAAAGTAGTCCTTGGAATGCTTTATCTGCTGGGTAAGCTCGTCGGAGAAGCGGAGTATCTGTCGCCTTGCCCTTCGAGCTTCGTTCTCATCCATCTTCTTTGACAGAGACTCTGTCTGCTTTGCCACCTTCTCGATACTGTCCTTTATCCCGTTCTTCTTCTCCATCCGGGACCAGAAGCCTCCTGACGAGATCAGGGCAACGGCGATAGATACAAAGCCCGTGATGAGCATTCCTATAAGCTGTGAGACCACAGGATCCATACATCATTCCTTTCTTTTTCTTTTCTTGCAATTCTTTTCTGCGCAGATGAAACCGCCGTCTATGTAGTACCTGAGGACTTCTATGGTCTTAAGGTTCATTTTCCCGAGCTCAAGCACTTCATCCTGAAGCTCCTTTATCCTCTCGTTCTGGCGGCGGTATTCCTGCCAAAGATATTCAAGTTCGCTGCTTCCGAACATTTTCATTCATGATCTCCAAGAGTTCTCTGATCTCAACCGCATACTTGTCATCTGAAGTTTCTATCAACTTTTCGAGCAGAGTGTATATGCGGTCCTCGATCCAGTCAGTCTCTGCTTTGCTTATCATTGTCGAGCATCTCCTGTACTTCAGCGCGCCAATACTCCGGCACATCATCAATCGTTGCAAGCCCCTTTTTTATTCTTCTGTACCAAAACTTAGCCATCATTTGCCTCCTTCTATCAACTCCGAAACCAATTCCGACAACTCTGCGAGTGCTTCTTCCTGATCCATCACGATCTGCGACAGCTCTGCAAGAGCATCATCGCTTTCCATTGACGCAACGTTCCTATCCTCGTAGCGATAATGGTCCGTGATATAATACCAGTCGTACTTCTTGCCCTCCGAGTCCTCATCGCTCTTGAAGTGGTCAAGTATCTTACACTGGTCAACGATCGTCACGCCTCCACGGGTCTTTGTGAGATTGACAAAGCCTTTGAAATCGGTGTGAATACTGTGCGTGACGGTCCTTAAGATTTCAAGATCGCCGTCAACTCCGAAGATGTATTCCATCTCTTCCTCTCCTTTCTCATATATTGCCTGACTGTAATTTTTAGGTTCTTCTGCGTTCCAGCGCCTACATACTGGGTGTATAAGCGCGTCGAGTTGCAATGCTTCATTTGTCCGAGCCGTGAAAGTAGACCGAATGCTAGTGAATGCTGTATACGTCTACGCCTTCGTCTCTTTTTCCGGTAGCTCATCATCTGCCTTTTCAGGCGAAAAAGATTTCGCTTGCGAAGTATCGTATATCCGTGACCGTAGCGATAGCCAAGTGCCGTTGGGAGCCGGCTTTTGGTTGGAAAAATCTGCCAATTGTCTTTCAATTCCATCCCGTGCGCCTTCAGCCAGGTATCAATGTCCTTTATCAACACATGAAGCGCTTTCTTATTCGGACTGAAAATCGTGAAGTTATCCATATACCTGATATAATGCGTCACACGGTACTGCTTCTCATGTATCATCATATCGAGGGGCTGAAGCGTAGTATTTGCGAACCATTGCGAGGTATAGGCTCCTATTGACACGCCATCTTTGACGACTCTCCAGCACAGGTCGAGCGTTCTTTCGTCCTTGATGAGATGTCTGAGGCGATCCATCACAACCTCCGGCTTCAGACTGTCGTAGAAGTGGTGGATGTCAAGCTCCGCACAGTACTTCGTGTCCTTGCCGTCACCCTTCATCCATCGCTTCAGCTTTTTAATACCATAATGGATGCCCCTGCCACGGATAGAACCGCAAGCACATAAATCCATACCTCTCATCATCACCGGCTGAAGCGCCTGCACAAGGATGTGATGTACGTACTGGTCCGGGTACAATTTCGGTTCGTGGATATTCCGCCACTTACCAGCAGCCTTGTCCCATCGCTTCTTCTCGGCAGCAGGCGACGGGTTGAAGCCCTCCACGATAAGCCTACGCAACTCCTCAATGCGCTCCTGCTTCGTGGACTCCACCCACGCCACCACCTTATTTACTCTATGTCTGGGCTCCCATCTGTGGGTGCGGTTTACCTCGTCTATGGCTTTTTTAATGTTCTCATCAGAGATCAGGGTTTCAAAAATATGACCTACTCTTTTCATTTTTCTCCATTGTAGCCTCGCAGGTGTTCCTTCGCCCTTGCGGGAGTACTAGCCCGCGCCCTTAATCAGCTAATCTCGACCAAGCGGTCTGCGACTATCACACCCGATTTATTATTTGGATAGCAGGTCCGTTTTCTACAAAGGTGGCGGGAGCCGATGTTGGCGTTCTTGTTCGTGGCCGCGTTGTTACCGTTCAAGTAGAACATGCCGTGGTTCGAGTTCTGGTT